TCTCTAAATGTTGCCTGTATTGTTGCTCTATTTAGATAAGGAATAGATTTTGACCAACTTTCACACACAAATTTGGATGAACTAGCTTCTCCTGGCGGAGTGAAATCAAAGCTGGCACTATCATTTGCTCTTGCATCTAAAAATGTTTCTATAGTATCTGCATCTGTTTCTGATACTTCAAACGTAAAGTTAAATATTTTTGGATTTTGATTTTGTGCGAGGCCAAATAATATGCGATGCTCGTATCCATCAGCAAAACGAACTGTTCTAGTATTTGGTGCGGACCTTTTTTGTTGCCCGTATTTCGGAGTTATTGAAGGAAAAGTAGCCATTAAGCAAGTAAACCTCCAGGTCTTTTTTGTTGTACTATTTCAGATTGTACCGCTACTGATATAAGACGGCCAAGTTCTCTTCCTCTATCTTCATCTCCTTCTACAGCAGAACCAGAAGCATCTACGTTTACTACAACATTTGTAGAACCGCCTAACTGATTGTTTGGAACTATAGTTCCTGCTCTATCAGGTACAAATAATTCTGGTCCTTTTTCTCCTACTATTGCTGGTTTACCAACGGGAGGTCTACCACCATTTGCAAATCCAGGGATACCTATAGCTCCTAAAAGAGAATTAACACCAAACTGTAAAAGTGATCTTTGTATCTGTGCAAACACGCTGCTGGCTACTTCTCCTAAAGTTTTAGTTCCATTTATTGCACCTTCAATAGCGTCTACTAATCCAGTTTCTATAGTTTGACCTATACTACTAAATAAATTATTTACTTTTTGTGCTTCTTCAATTATATCTTTAGCTGCATTACGTTTTTCTACTAAAGCCCTTACACTTAATCCTTGAGTTTGTAATAATTTTAGTTCCTCCGCATTTAAACCTTCAGTTATATCCATTATTTGTTGTTGAATTTGTGCTTCTTCTAGTCCTTGTTTTTTTACTAACTCTCCAAATGCTATTTCCTTTTCTAAACTTTTAACTCTTTTTTGAGCACTTTCAACTCTAGCAGCATCTACTTCTAAAACTGTTTTTCCAGGTGTGCCTCCTTCACCTCCTACTAATGGAGAACTTGGATTAACTTGATTTACTAAACTAAATTTTCTAATTGCTTGTTGTGCTTGACTGGTAACATTTATACCCTCTACATTTGTTCCTACCTGTGCTCTAAGTATTCTATCTAATTGGCTTTGGTTCATTTGACCTAGAACACCTTTAAAACTATTTAAAAACTTTTCCTCACCAGGGCCTAACCTTACATCTCCTTTTCCTTTTCCTAGAGAAACAGAGGTTCCTTGATTTAATGCTCTATTTAACAATTTAAAAAACTCTGCTATTGGACCTGCTAAAGCTGTTTGTAGGTTAATGACTAACAGTGAAAATTCCTTGTTTAATTCTTTAGATGCTTCTCCTGCTTTTCTTAGTTTTTCTGCTCCATCTACCCCTAATACATTTACAAGTTCTTTACTAACTAAAGTAGCTAACTTTTCTCTTTCTCCTAATGCTTGTAATACCTTTGCTCTGGTTTCTGCTTCTTTACTGCTAAATAAAGATTTTTCCTTTAATAAATTAAATCTACCATCTAATGTTTCTATAGACTTTCCTAACTCAGCTACACTACTGACAAAATTTTGTAATCCCGTTATAACTGATGTACCTATTAAACCTCCCGCAAAACCTCCCATCTGCCCACCTAACTTTCCTCCGAGTAACCCACCACCAAAACCACCAGCAGCAGCTAAAGGTCCTTGTCCAAATAAAAGAGGAAACGCACCACTAATTAATGCTCCAGTAAGAACTCCGCCTCCTTTTCCTCCTCCAGTTGTTCTACCACCGCCTCCACCACGAGGCTTATTTTGTAAATTAATTCTTCTCTTTTCAACTTCTAAAGCCTGTTTATCTACTTTTACTTGATCTTGTTTTCTTTTTAGAATTTTATTTTCTAGTCCAAGTCTTTGGCCCGTCTTTTTTATTTTTTCCTGTTCATTACGCAATACTGTTTTATTTGCTCTACCACCTTGAGCTAATTTATTTAACTTTGATATACGCTTCTCAAGATTATTTAGCTGTTTATTAACAGTCCTGGTATTCAGTTTTATATTAACTTCGTAATTAGATGCCACTAATCTCGATAAAACATTACATTTAGTTTAGCGTACCTTACGATATTGAGCCTTCTTTTGTGCATCTTTATATGCTTTTTCCTCTCGCTCACCTTTTAATCTAAAATACGCACTCCAGCCATACATTTCTTCTAAAGTCATATTCTTCTTTAAATAATCCAATGTTATACCTAAATTTTCCGCAATAAAAAATTGAAGGTATAAATAATTGTCTTTATCAAGTTGTGCTTTTTACGGCATCAGGGCCAACCTCCTCGCCCAACTCTTGCATCTTAGTCATAAGTTCTAACAAAACAGCTAGTGGTATTTCTCTTCTAAGACTAGGTTTATCTCCTTCACTAAATAATTTTTGTCCGTTTTCATCTTCTGCCTTATTTATTATTACCTGTAGTGCAAAATCTAAACTACCTTCTTCCTGTCCTTTATTAGTAGCTATTAAAGTAGCATTTATGGTATCTCTATCAGCAATAGTTAAGGGTGTCCAATAAACAGTCAATACTACCTCTCCATTTTTATAAATAGAGTAACTACTTTTAGTGTTTAAACTAAACGCTTGCTTTAGTTTGTCGATTGCTCTTTCTGTTGCCATGCAAAATAAATTAGTACATTCATTTACTATACTACTACTTTATTACTTAAAGCCAACCTTTTTAAACGCTAATGCTATATCTTTGTTGATAAGACCACCTTTTGTATAAATATTGTACCAATTTGGTCCTCCTGTAGCAGTTAAATTAAAATCTTTACCATGCTGCGCATAAGTAACAGGTTCTCCTTTTAAATTAGGTCTTGTCTGCCCTGGTGCGTTAATAGCAAAACCAGCATACTTAGCTCTGTTACCAATAAATAAATCTTGATTCAATGTTACATTTGGAACTCTTGGATTTTTTATTTGCCTGGCTGTTGGGTCAGGGATCAAATAACTTGGAAAGTCTGGTTTTCTTTTCTTAGTTGCCTGTACAGGACTTTTTGATACGATCCAGTTTTCTCCAAATGTTCCTGTCCACCACGGACCTTTTTCAATTAAAGAACGAGCTACTGTTTTTGCAACCTCTTTTCTTCCCTTAGTAATCGCCTTTCCTAAGTCTTTAGTAAAGTGTTTTTTAAAATCTTTAGGCATTAGCAGTAAAATCGCAACTTACAACAGATAAGTAATGACTATCTTCTTCAACATTTACAGAAGTTGGACCTTCTATTTGTAATACTCTTGGAGTAACAGAAAAAGTATCTACATAAGTTGATTTATTTACAGAAGTAAGACCTGTAATAACTGTTTCGGCTATTGCAGAAGCCACTGCACTTCCCTTATGGGGTGGTGTCATAATTCCACATCTTATAGAACCCGAATAAAAACTTGATGCTGCTCCCTGAGTCTGAATAGTAGATTGATTAAAGTCTAAACTTACCATCACATATTTTTTATTTTTACCTGGAGAACTAAACGGTGTATTATCAAAAATTACAGATACAGTAGGATCTGCGTCTGTTACCGCATTTAGGATTGCGGTTTCAAATGCTGCTCGTGCGTTTACTAAAGTCATTAGAAAATAACATCAACTCTAAATAAGTATTCTTGACCGCCTTTTTGAGTAAGAATATTAGTTATTTTACAACTCCTGCTAGATCCAGAAAATGTCAAAGTAATCTCATCTTGTAATAAAGGCTGACTATCTCCAATCAAATCGGGGGTTATATACATTCTTGCTACATTTTCTTGAAAGCCTGTTTCTTCGCTGGATCTTATAAATTCAATAGGAACTTTTATTGTATAATTCGTATCTACTGTATGATATTCTCCTGTCTCATTGTTATAACTTGATACTCCTTTTCTTGTGTAAACAATAGTTGTATTCAAAGAGTCTCCAAGTTGGGAAACCACCTGTTTAGCTATCTTTTTTAGTACTGTATCTAGTTGTCCTGCCATTATCCTCTAACCACTCGCATTTGAAAAGCTCCTGCTCCACCTAGCATATATGCTCCAAGATAACTTTGTAACCAGGGGTATTTATCCATAATATTATTTACAGTTCCAGTTCCTTGGCTAGTAGTGTTGTACTTAACTTGAATATCCCCTAGTTTTACTTCCTCAATATTTCCGTCTGTACCTGTATTGCCTGTCATAGCATCTGTTTCATTTGCTAAAGCCCTGGCTAGTTCGTACTGTGCATACTTAATGTTGTTTGGAATTGTTGTGCAAGATAGTTCTACATCATCTACTTGGTAGTTATTTCTAGGAAATTTTAATGCCTGACCCTGATCGCACCTATCTCCGTAAAATATAAAACTATCAATCCATCTTGTAGCTGCAATCAAAGCTCTATTTTTTTGATCATCTGTTTTATTAGTCCAAGTGCTTGAATCTGGTACGGTTTCAAAATATGTATTAGCTTCTGCCAATGT